GCGAGTCGAGCAAGGGCGTCGACTTCTCGTTCTCCAAGGAGGGCATGCACCTGCATGCCCAGAGCAGCGAGGCCGGCGAGTCGAGCGTGACGTGCGACATCGTCGAGTTCGGCAACGCCGCCAGCGTGAAGCTCGACCCGAAGTTCGTGCTCGACTTCTTGGCTGGCCTGGCCAAGGACGGCGAGCCGGACGTGGAGATCCAAGCGACGAAGCCTGGCGATGCCGTGCGGCTCAAGTGCGGCGACGTGCATGGCGTGATTATGCCTCTGGCGGAGTGAGGAGAGACAGAAATGACCGACCGCGACACGTTCGCCGCTGCGGCGTTGACGGGGCTGCTTGCAAACAACTACTTCTCTCTTGGAGACGAAGCCGCGAAGCGGTGCTACCAATACGCCGACGCTATGCTCCGCGAGCGTGAGCGAACAAATCATGACGCCGCGCCGGCGGCGAAAGCCCGTACAGATTCCGCTTCATGCGGTCGCGGATGCGACGGGACTGATAAACCCGTGACGCTACCCGCTGTGGGCACCGGCGACATTTGCGAGCGGCTGCGGCGTTGGTTCAAGGACGTGAACGCAGTGCCAGCCACTGATCTGATGGACGAAGCGGCGACCGAGATTGAGGTGCAGCGTGCCTGCACGTCCGCTGCCCGTGCGGAGTTCGCCCGCCTGCGGCTCACCGACGAGGAGCGGGAGGCTGTGGCGTACTACTCGGATTACGGAGAAACGCCCGGTGAAGCAAGTCGCGCCGCCACGCTTCGCTCGCTGTTGGCTCGTTTAGCTTGACACGGCCGCCAATATCGGCGGCATGTCCATCACGTTCAGCGTTCCAGGCCAGCCGGTCGCGCAACCGCGTGCGAAGATCTCGACGCGGGGCGGGTTCGGCCACGCCTACGTCGAGGCGAAGCACCCGATCCACGCCTATCGCAAGGCACTGCAGCTGGCAGCGGTCGACGCCGGCCTACGGCCGACAACGGCCACTGTAGAGGTCGTGATCGACGCCGTGTTCGTGCGTCCGAAGTCGCACCTGAGCAAGAAGGGTCTCAAGCCGTCGGCTCCGGCTGTTCCTCTGCCGGACGTGGACAACGTGGCGAAGGCCGTGCTCGATGCCATCGGGCCTGTGCTTGGCAACGACAAGCAGGTCCGGCGGCTCGTGATCGAGAAGAGCTACGGCACGGAGGCACGTACGACCGTGCGTGTGACGTGAACGTGGCACTCGTAACGAGCGTGTCGGCGAACATTGCCGATCTGGCGGCGCTGACCGTTCCGAACAAGCTGGAATATTGCCTGCGGCACGGGTACTCGCTGATCTGCGACAACCAGCCGTACGACCAGGCGGTGGCCAGAGTCGACCTGCTGTGCCACTACCTCGACAGGTTCGACATGCTGTGGACGCTCGACTGCGATGCCGTCATCACAGACATGCGGCAGCCTATCCACGAGCTCGCGTGCATCGGGCCGCACGTCACGGTGTGCGAGGAAGGAATCGTGTCGTGGAACCGCTTGAACTGCGGCAGCATGGTATGGCGAGACACGACCAAGGCACGCGCTCTGCTGCAGACGATTTCCGAAGAGCGTGACCGGTGGGTGGGCCTGCGGTGTGGGTGGCAAACCCTACTCGGCGAGCTCGCTTCGGTTGGCGTGGACGTACTGACCGTGGCACCGCTCCGGGCCTTCAACTCGTGCGTGTGGAACCGGCCGGCGAACGCGAGGGACGAAGTCGGTGGCCACTGGCAGCAGGGCGACTTCGTGTACCACCCGTGCGGCGTCTTTCCGATGGAGGAGCGAACCGAGTGGCTGAAAAGCATTCTGACGCAGGTGAAACGGTGAAAATCCCTGAGCACCTTGTGCGGCCCACCGAGCCCTTCCGGTCATCGTTCGACGAACAGGTCGTCCTTGGGGCCGTCGAGCTCGCCGAAAGCCGGATCGCCATTGTCGGGCTGGCCCGCAACTGCGCGCCGCAGCTCGCAGCCAACCTCGAGCTTGCGGCCCGGCTGGGTGACGCCTGCGGCGAGTGGCAGCTGCACGTCGAGACCAACGACAACGAAGACGCCACGGACCAGGTGCTCGCCGACTTCTGCCGCCGGCACCGGCAGGCAACCTTCACGAGTCAGCAGCTGGGCCGCGAGCAGTTCTCCACCGAGTTCGCAGGCCGACGCACTGAGGCCCTGGCTGAGTACCGGGCGGCCTGTCAGCGGTGGGTGCGTGATTGTGCGGCGGACACCGACTACGTCGTGGTGATTGACCTCGACGCCTGGGGCGGCTGGCTACCGGAAGGCGTGTTGAACGGCTTTGGGTGGCTGCGTGAAATGCCAGAAGCCTACGGCATGGCCAGCGTGTCGCTCCTGCAGCATCCGGCGTACGAGACAAACGCCGAGGGCGAGACCAGCATCGTGCCAGCGTGGCTGCACTACGACTGCTGGGCACTCCGGCTGAACTCTTACTGGGACGACTACACGGCCGGCTTCGGCGGCTGGAAGCACCAGTGGTTGCCGCCGGTCGGCAGCGATCCTGTGCCGGTGTGTAGCGCGATGGGCGGGCTCACGATCTACCGGACATACGCGTACTTGGCCGGGCGGTACGACGGCCGTGACTGCGAGCACGTGACGTACCACGAGAGCATTGCCGATGCGACGGGTCAGCAGCTGTACCTGAACCCGTCGCAGCGTTGTGTCATGAGGTGGCTCGATGGCGGGCAACACGGCGACGATTGACCTCAACCTGCTGCGGATGCAGTGGGACTCCCATTCCGCCATGGTGGCGATCTGCACCCATTGGACGATCACGAAGGACCAGCTGATCCGGCTGAAGGGCGTGGTGCCGCTGGCCCCTCGGCACGACCGGCGGTTCCGGTTTAAGCCGAAGCGGAGCGAGCAGCGAGACCCGACACCGGAAGAGATCCTGGCGGCCACGCAGCGGATCCGTGCGACTTGGGACGACGCGACCGAGCAGGAGCGGCGAGTGGTGAAGACTCAGTTTTTCCAGCTGCGCTCGTATTCCCTGCCCGACGAACTGCAAGACAGCCCGGAGATACAGCCAGATTGGTAGAGACCGAAAACGCAGGGCCTACCACTCGCATGATTGCCGCCGCTGACAACCTGCACAACATCGTGATGCAGATCACGACCTTCCTGTCGGCTGCCCGCGAGCAGGCGACGGCAGGGATGACGTGGCAGAAGTTCGGCCGATTGCTCATCGACCTCCTGCACCAGGCGGTGACGGGCCTTGATGCGATCTCGGGCCTGAGCGGCCCCGAGAAGAAGGTGGTGGTGCTGACCGCTGTGGCGGCGCTGTTCGACAGCGTTGCCGACAGGTGCGTGCCGCTCACGGTGTACCCGTTCTGGACTGTCATCCGCCCGGCCACTCGCACGCTCGTGCTGGCGATCGCTTCAGGTGCGATCGAGTCTCTCCTTCCGATCACGAGGTCTGCATGATCACGCTCCTACTCGTCGCCGGTGCTCTGGCGTTTCTGTTCTGGCCCAAGGCCGGCGCTAGCAATCCTCTGCCCAAGTCCTTCTCGGCAGAGGATCTGTTCCTCGTGCCGCCACCGGCTGCCCCTAAGCCGCCCGCGGCCCCGGATGCCCGTGATGCCATTGACTCCCTGCTCGAGGTCCGCGACCGGCTGGCCGCCACTGAGGCCCTCGACGAGGACTCGGCGAAGGCCGTCGACGTGCTGTGGCTCGACCTCCTGCATGGGAGCAAGAAATGAGCCGAGACAAGCTGATCGGAGCCTGTGTCCTGCTCACCTTGGCCCTGGTCGCGGCCTATGTTGAGTACGGGCCTCGTAACTCAACACCAGCACCAGGCGGCGAGTTCTCGCTGCGTGGCAAGTGGATCGGGCCGCACGCGGCCGACGACGCAGCTGCGTTCTCGGGCCTGTGCCGTGGCATCGCCGACGCTCTTGAGGCCGACGGCAGCCGACAGCAGCCGCGGATCACCTCGGGCGTGCAGGTCGAGGATGTGCGGGTCGCTGCCGCCGAGGGCCGATTCCTGCCCCGCCGGCTGACGCAGGAGCAACCGCACGCCGTGGCTGCCGCCGGGAAGTTCTTGGACGAGGTGGCGGGCACGTCAGGCGGCCCGCTAGACGCAGCTGCTCGAGCAAAGTGGGTGGCAGCGTATCGCCAACTGGCCACTGCGGCCGAGGAGAGCGTCCGATGAGGTTTGCTGACTTCCTGTGGGAGCTTATGGACAACACTCTCTATGCGATGCACCTGGCCGCGGTGCTGTGCCTTGGCACGTCTGCTGTGGCCTGCCCGGTGCTGCTGTACTCGCTGCTGATCGAGATCCGCGAGTTGCGGACACAAATCCCCAAGTCGTGCGAGTGTCGGCACGACGGCCCCGGCCCTGTCCTGCCTCGCGTTCTGCCGCGGGTGCGGCGGATCGGCGAGGAGGCTGACTGATGAGCCACCGCAAGGCAGTCTGGACATTCTCGGCCCTCGCCTTCGTCGTCTGCGCGGCGCTGCTCGGGGCGATCGTGGACCACTACGCACACCGCTTACTGCGGCGCGTGGATAACTCGTTTGGCTACGAGCCCGATCCCGTGGGCGTGCGGGCGTTCCTCGGGGAGCTCGACAAGCCCACGTTTCAGGAAGCCGGTGCCGACGCTGTCCGCCAGGCCAAGGGCCTCGACGTGTTTTTGTACCGGGCAACGAACAAAGCCCATCAGCGTACGTACGGCGAGCCTTGGACGTGCTGGAATCAGGGCTCTGCCGGGACGTGTGTGTCGATGGCGTTTGGGCTGGGATGTCAGACGGCACTGGCGACCGATTGGCTGGCAGGCAAGGGCGAGCCGCCTAAGGCTGTCGCCACCGAGCCGATCTATGGCGGCGCTCGCACGTTTGGGATGGGCCAGCCCACGCAGTTTGGCGGCGACGGTGCCACCGGATTCGGCGCGGCTCGGTGGATCTCCGGCAAGTGCAAGGTGCCAGAAGTCGGTGGCGTGCTGTTCCGAAAGAAATACGACGCCGTTGATCTTACGACTTACTCAATTCCGCTCTCGCGGGAGTGGGGATCGCGTGGCGTGCCCCTCGAGCTCGCCAAGCTGGCCCACCAAAACAAGTGCTACGCGGTCGCCCAGGTGCAGACGTGGGAGGAGTTGGCGTCGGCCCTGGAGTCGGGCTATCCGGTGGCCGTCTGCTCGCAGGTGGGCTACGGCCCGACGCCGCGGCAGCGTGACTCCGACGGCTTCCTGACACGCGGCACGTCGTGGAGCCACGCCATGCTCGTCTGGGGAATCCGGCACCAGAAGAACGGCGGCGGCCGCGATGGTGCGCTCATCCAAAACTCTTGGCAGACATCGTGGGTCTCCGGGCCGCGGTGGCCGAGCGATCAGCCCGACGGCTCGTTCTGGGCCAGCCGAGAGAACATAGAGACCGCCATGCGTCAGGGCGACTCGTGGGCCATCTCTGGCACCACGTTTGAATACAAGCGACTCGAAAACGCCGACTGGGGGCTCGCACAATGAACCTGATCCTGTGGGCAATCTTTGGGGCGATCGTGGGCGGCATCGCCCGTGCCCTGCTGCCCTCCAAGCTGCCTACAGGCTGGCTGCCGACCATCGCCATTGGTTGCGTTGGCAGCATTGCGGGTGGCCTGCCGTTTGGCACAGGTCCAGCCGGGTTTGTGGGCTCAATCATTGGGGCTGTTGTGGTTCTCTATCTGCACCGCATGTGGAGCGAGTCGAATGTCTGACCAGCACAAGAAAATGGCCGTTGCCGGCGTGATTGCTCTCGCCCTCACGTGGTGGCTGGCTACTGCTCCAGAGTCGCCCCTGAGACCCACGCCTCCGAGGCCCGAGCGGCCCGTCCTGCGGTTCTTGGCCAAGGTGGCCAGTGTGGCTGCACGGTTCGGCCTGACTGCCCTGCTATTCGCTGAGCCTGCCCCACAGGCCCCCGACGAGGTGCACCTGGCCCACGCTGTGCTAGGACCTGATGGGCACCAGCAGCTTAGGAATGAGGTGTGGTGATGTGGCACTGGTTGCTGTACACGTTGGCCTCCTTCTCAGCTGATCCCTATCTGCTCGAGCAGGAGCGTGCCCGTACTGCTGGTGCAGTGAACGTGGCCTATGCCTCCCTTGCTGAGGAGGCACCAGCACCACCACGCGAGCCCGCTAAGCCCGCGGCCCCTGCTGTATGCCCCGATTGCAATGGCAAGGGCTACACGTTGCGTCCTGACGGCTCACGGTGGGCGTGCCCATGTAAGCGGTGCCCGACAGGCACGTGCCCGCAGAGGTGATCCAGATGCCTAGCAGGATGCCAAGCTATCGCCCGCCTCGCCTGCGTACACACAGCAGGCGTGACGACACTGCTAGGCCCAACGCATCGGCCCGCGGCTACACAGACCAGAGACACCGCAAGTGGAGGCAGGCTGTGCTGACGCGTGACGCTTGGGCCTGTGTGGACTGTGGACGCATCGACCAGGCCAACCATGCCGACCACTTGGTGCCGGTGGCCGAGCGGCCCGACCTGCGGTACGACGTGAACAACGGCGCGTGTCGATGTCGTTCGTGTCACTCAAAGAAGACGATACGCGAGCGCCCACCGGCGAGGAGGGGGGAGGGTGGCCCCCATCACGGGGGGGTGGGGTCTGGCGAACCACGGTTGTAACCCGAGAACACGCATGGCCGAAATTGGAAATTTGAGTTTTGCGGCCGAAAACAGGGGGTGCGAAATAAATCGTCCCATCAATCGTCGACTTGGAGGCCGGTTAGATGGGTAAGGGAAGGAAGCCAACGCCTAAAGCGATTCTTAGTCTGCGGGGCTCTCGCGTTAGGGGGCCGCACAAGGCCGAGGTACACGCACCAACCGGAGTTCCGCCGGCGCCGGCGTGGCTGTCGGAGGTCGCGTCGGCCGAGTGGCACAGGATCGTTCCGATGCTTGAGGCGTCAAAGGTCATGAGCCCGAGGCACCAGCAAACACTCGCGGCCTACTGCGACTCGTTCGCCGACATGGTGCAGGCCGACCAGGAGCTCAAGGCCAACGGCACAACTCTGATGGACGATAAAGGTAGGGTGAGCAATCACCCGGCGTGGAACAGAAAGCGTGACGCACGAAACCAGATGCTGAAGTTTGCGTCGGAGTTCGGCCTAACGGCATCTGCACTGGCGAGGGTCTCATCTGTTGACCAAGGCCCGCAAGAAGACGACGAAGACGCCCGAATGTTCGCCTGACACGCTTGCTGCCAAGGACGCGGTGCGGTTCTTTGAGAAGCACCTAACCCACAGTAAGGGCGAGTTAGGTGGCAAGGCTTTCATGCTCGAGCCGTGGCAGAAAGAGTACATCGGCAAGCTGTTCGGGACGATGAACGGCAACGTACGTCAGTACCGCACGAGCCTGCTGGCGATTCCTCGCAAGAACGGAAAGAGCACGCTCTGCGCTGGCATTGCGCTCAAGCTGATGTTTGATGGCGAGCCGGGGGCCGAGATCTACTCGTGTGCCGCCGACCGGGACCAGGCCCGCTTGGTATTTGAGATGGCGAAGGTCTGCGTCGAGAACTCGCCTCAGTTACGCAGCCGTCTGCGTGTGTTTCGCAACTCTATCGTGCGTGAGGAAACGCACACGACGTACAAGGCGCTGTCGTCAGAGGCTTTTACCAAGCACGGGCTAAACGCCCATGGCATTATCTTCGACGAGCTGCACGCCCAGCCCGATAGAGAACTATGGGATGTCATGACCACAAGTTCTGGTGCCAGAAGGCAGCCGTTGTGTGTGGCGTTGACGACTGCGGGCTATGACCGCAAGAGCATCTGCTGGGAGATCTGGCGGTACGCCCTGGCCGTGCGTGATGGCGCCATAAAAGACCCAACATTCCTGCCGGCAATATTTGCCGCCGATGTTTCAGATGATTGGACGGCGGAAAGTGCGTGGCGCAAAGCCAATCCAAACCTTGGCGTGTCGGTGAAACTTGACGACCTGCGAGTAAGGTGCAAGCGAGCCCAGGACATGCCAAGCGAGGAAAACACATTCAAGCGGCTTCACTTGAATATGTGGACCGAGCAAGACACGCGCTTTTTGCAGATGTCCCACTGGGCGCAGGGAGACAAGCCGTGCCCTGTCGTGCTTGATGGCCGCGAGTGCTTTGCCGGGCTCGATCTTGCAACCACGTACGACACGACCTGTTTCTGCCTGCTGTTCCCGCTTGACGGCGGCACTTTCTGGGTCCAGCCACACTTCTGGATTCCCGAAGAGAACATGCGGGACCGGGTGAAACGGGACCGTGTGCCGTACGACATGTGGGCAAAGGCAGGCAAATTGCACCTCACGCCCGGCAACGTGACGGACTTCGACCAGGTGCGTGCCGACATCGTGGCGCTGTCGAAGAAATACAACATCCGGCAAGTGGCGATCGACCGGTGGAACGCCCACCAGATCACTAATCAACTGCAAGGCGAGGGCATAAACGTCCTAGGCTTTGGGCAGGGATACGGCTCTATGTCGAGCCCTACGGCTGCGCTGGAGGCTGCTGTGGTCGGCGGCAAATTGCTGCACGGCGGCCACCCCGTGCTGGCGTGGCAGGCTTCCAACGTGGCAGTGCAGAGCGATCACCAAGGAAACAAGAAACCGTCGAAGGCCAAGAGCACAGAGCGGATCGACGGCATCGTCGCCCTGATCATGGCCCTCGGCATCCACGCGACCTCGACCGCCCCAGCACCCGCACAATCTTGGGACATCACAGTCTTATGAGTGAGAACGCTGTCGCCGACTTCAAGATGATCGACCTGCGTGGCATCGAGTGGCACGGCGACGGCGGCAGCCGCACACCGTCTGGCATCCGCGTCACGGCCGACAACTCAATGGCCTGCTCGGCCTACACGGCCTGCATCCGGGTTATCTCTGACGCGGTGAGCTCGCTGCCGCTGCACGTTTACGAGCGGCTGGCCAATGGCGGCAAAGCCAAGGCCCCGGCCAACCCGGTCTACCGACTCCTGCACATGCAGCCGAACCCGTGGCAGACGGCACAGGAGTTCCGGGATTGGATGACCGGGATGTATCTGCACTACGGTGCCAGCTACGCGGAGATCCGCCCAGGTGCTCGAGGTGCAGTCTCGGAGCTGTGGCCGCTGCACTCCTCGCGGATGGAGGCCGAGCGGCTGGAGGATGGCCGGCTGCGGTACAGGTACAAGGAGCCCAGCGGCAAGGTAACGACCTACTCGCAGGATCAGATCTTCGCCCTGCGGTTCACCACCGAGGACGGCATCAAGCCCATCCCGACGTACAAGATTTTCCAGAATGCCATCGGCCTGGCTCAAGCTCTTGAGGCCCACGGGTCCACCTACTTCGGCAACGGTGCCCGGCCCGGCATCGTGCTGGAGTCGGACAACCCGATCCCGGCCGAGGCGTCCGAGCGGCTCCGCGAGCAGTGGGAGCGGATGCACCGTGGGCCAGACCGTGCCTTCCGTACGGCCGTCCTGCCCAACGGTGTGAAGGCCCACGAGCTCTCGGGCAGCAACGAGGCGGCCCAGTTCCTTGAAACTCGGCAGTACCAGGTGATTGAGATCTGCCGCGCGTTTCGCGTGCCACCGCACATGATCCAAGACCTGACCCGCAGCACGTATTCAAATATTGAGGTGCAGGGCACCGAGTTTGTGCAGCACTGCCTGCTGCCGCATCTCAAGCGGTGGGAGGCGGCGATCTCGCGCGACCTGATCGTGGACGACGAGACCTACTTTGCCGAGCACAGCGTCTCGGGCCTGCTCCGTGGCGATCACGCCAGCCGGTCGGCCTACTACGTGTCGGCCCTGCAAAACGGCTGGATGACCGTGAACGAGATCCGCGAGCTTGAGAACCTTAACCCAATCGGGCCAGAGGGCGACAAGCACTTCGTGCAGCTGAACATGACCACGCTCGACAAGGTGGGCGAGGACCAGGCCGCGGAGCCGATGCCACCGGCCGAGGCCGAGGAAAGCCCAGCCGACGAGGCAGAGGACCAATCCGAGGAGGACGACACAGATGGAAATTGAACGCCGTTGCTTTCCAGTGGATGAGGCTCCCGAATGCGAGCTCGTCACCGAAACACGTGCCAGCGGCCGGGAAGCAATTAGGGGGCTGGCTGTACCCTATAACCGCCTCTCGCTCGACTTGGGTGGTTTTCGGGAGCGAATCCTGCCCGGTGCATTCGACAAGGTGCTCAACCGCCAGCGTGGCAAGGGCGAGATCCTGAGCTACTACAATCACAACAGCGACATGCTGCTCGGTCGTGAGTCGGCCGGAACTCTTGAGATCATTGCCGATGATCGCGGCATCTCTTACGTCGTCGAGCCGCCGGACACATCCGCAGGCCGGGACGTTCTCGCTCTCGTCAGGTCTCGTAATCTGCGGGGCAGTTCATTCGCCTTCACCGTGTCGCCGCGAAACGGAGAGCGTTTCACGACAGACGAAGGCGGCAAGTCGATCAGGGAAATCGTAGAGGCGTCCGGCCTCTACGAGGTCGGCCCAGTAAATGTGCCCGCGTACGGCAGTGCCACGTCTGCGGTCGTGGCCCAGCGTTCCTATGCGTCCTGGCTGGCAGCGCAGGCCGCAGCAGTCGAGGCCGACCAAGACGCTGAACCGGAGATGAAGAAGGCCATGCGTTCGCTCGTGCGTGACGCAGCTGCTGCGTGGACACTGAGGCTGAGAAATGTCTGACGTGCGGTGCCAGTGCGGTGAGCGTCTGCGGTGCCGATCCAGCAGGCCGGTCGGCAACGAGCGGCAGCGGTATCTTCGTTGCCCGAGGTGCGGCGCTCGCGGAGTGGCGTTTGTCAAAACAACACATTCCGAAGTGCGGTTCTGCAAGGGGCCACGGGCCTAGTGCGATTGTGGACTCCATCGGCAATACCGCCGCAGGAGTCTCACGACACATGGACAACCTCAAGAAGCTTCAGGACGAGGCGGCTGCCCTCGCCAACCGGATCGACGCAGTGCGGGCCATCGAAGGCGACGCCGATAAGATTGCCGAGCGCGACCTCGAGCTCGAGACGCTGACGGCCGACGCGTCGAAGCTCTCCAAGAAAATCGACTTCGAGCGGACCGTGGCCGAGTCGGCCAAGAACCTGCGGAGCGTGGTCGAGCGTTGCTCGCCTGCTGCCGAGGTGACCGAGGAGCGGAGCGAGAAGGCCCGCGTGGAAGCGGTTCCGTTCTCGGGCCGGCTCCGTGCGTTCGCCAAGGCCGAAGACGCCTACAAGGCGGGCATGTGGTTCAAGGCCAAGGGCGGCGACGCTCACGCCAAGCGGTGGTGTGAAGACCACGGCGTCGAGGTGCGTGCCCTCGGTGGTGCGTCCGGTGGCGGTGCGAACTTCGTTCCCGATGTGCTGTCGAGCACCGTTCTGCGTCTCGTCGAGCAATACTCGGCGTTCGCACAGAACGCCACGTCAATCCAGATGCCCAGCGACGTGGTGCTCTTCCCGAAGCGCACGGCGGGAAATTCGGCCGCATGGATTTCGGAGAACTCGGCGATCACTCCGGCCGATCCAAACGCCACGCAGGTGACCGTGACTGCCAAGAAGCTGGCCGCGGCCGTGGTCATCTCTTCGGAGCTGCTGCAGGACTCGATCGTTTCGATCGCTGACTGGGTGGCTGCGGAGCTGGCCCTCGGCATCAGCAACGCCGTCGAGGCGGCTGCATGGCTCGGTAACCCGAGCAACGCTCCGGCTGTCGCGGGTATTGTCACCTCGCACGCAGGCGGTCTGCTCAAGACCACGACTGTCTCTGAGGTCACTACCTACGACTTTGCTGCGTCGCTCGTGGCCGCAGCCGGCGACACGCCGGACGAGGTGACCAAGGCCAACCTGCTGGCGATGATGGCGGCGGTCCCGCAGCACAGCCGGGCGGGTGCCAAGTGGTACTGCTCGCCGTACTTCTTCGCCACCTGCATGCAGGCTCTCGACCTGAACCAAGGCGGTTCGGTCGGCCTGTCGCAGGGCCTCGGCCTCACGTTCCTCGGTTCGCCGGTCGTGTTCACCGACCAGCTGCCGGGCAGCGACGATGCCACCGGCAAGGTCATGTGCCTCTACGGCGATCTGGCCAACTCCTCGATCTACGGCACCCGCGCGGGTCTGGAGATCCAGAGCTCGGACCAGGTGAACTTCCTGTCCGACCAGACGGTGATCCGGGCGATCGCTCGGGTGGGAATTTCCCACCACACGATCGGCAGCTCGACGGTGCCCGGCCCGGTCATCGCCCTGCGTGGTGTCTGATCCTGCTTGACAGCAGTGCAATCCTGAGCGGGCGGCTCTCACACGGGAGCCGCCCGCTCTCATTTGGAGGTTGCATGGTCATCAAGGTAGGGGGCACCGAGGTCGAGATCCGGGCCGAGGCGATCCTGTCCGGCCCGCGGTTCGGCCCTCTGGCTAACCTGTTCGGCTGGGCTCAGGCCCTCATGCCGCTGGGCATCCGGCCCACGCTCGGCCAGGGTGCGTTCTGGAGCCAGGTACTCACGCGGATGATGGAGCAGTTCGTCGACCAGTGCGAATACATCATCACGCTTGATTTCGACACGTTTGTTTCCCGCCAGGATATCGAACAGCTGTTCGCTATGGCCTTGGCGTTCCAGTGCGATGCCATAGCTCCGCTGCAGGTCAAACGCGAGGACGGCAGGCCGATGCTCACGCTGCTGGGCACACTAGACGACCCGCCGGCCAGCGGCTCGACGACGCTGCCCACGTCGTGGTTTGCCGAGCCTGTGCAGCAGGTAGATAGCGCCCACTTCGGCTGCACGATCCTCTCGACGGCCGCCCTGAAGCGAATGAAGAAGCCGTGGTTCTGGGAACAACCAGATCCGCAGGGAAGCTACGGCGAGGGCCGCGTGGACTCGGACATAGGGTTCTGGCGGACGTGGCGTGACTCAGGGAACAAGTGTTTCGTTACGCCGCGGGTGTCGATCGGCCACGGCGAGTACGTCGTGACGTGGCCCGGCCGTGATCTCGGCAAGCCTGTTTTCCAGTACACGGGCGATTGGATGCGGACGAACAAGGCCCCCGAAACTGCATGGAGCGTAGGACAATCGTGAAACTGAAGTTCATCCGGTCGTGGCGTGCTTACTGCTCAGGTCAGACGGTGGACATCCCCGGCGGCCTGGCTGCCGAGTTGCTCGCCAGAAAAATCGCGGTTGAGGACAAACAGCAGCAGTTGATCGAAACGGCTGCGGTCGAAACGCCAGTGAAGACGGCCGACGCCACGCCACGCAGGAAACGCACGCGATGACGTACCGCAGCCTGACACGAGCCACGCAGTCTGTCGTGGAGCCCGTGACCATCACGGACGCCAAGGCCCACCTGCGCGTCGATACGGACGACGACAACGCCTACATCATGGGCCTGGTGGCAGCTGCTCGAGGTTGGGTCGAGGAGTACCTGGACCGCTCGCTGGTCCACACGCAGTGGACGATGCGGCTGGATGGCTTTCCGCCGAACGGCCTCGACAACATTGAGCTACCACGGCCGCCGATGGCAACCGCCTCGGCCGTCACCTCAGTGGCGATCACGTACACCACGGAGACCGGTGCCGTGGTGGTGTTCCCGTCGAACGAGTACCGGGTCGACCGGCACTCGACGCCTGGCACCATCAGTCCGCTGTACGAGCAGGCGTGGCCAGTGCATCGCCGGGATGACAACTCGGTGATGGTTACCTGGTGGGGCGGCTACGGTGAGGACGGCCGCAGCGTGCCCACGCAGATCCGGCACGCGATCCTGATGCTGGTGGCCTACTGGTACGACCGGCGTGAGGCAGCAGGCTCCGTATCGAACGAGATCGAGTTTGGCGTGAAGTCGCTTCTAGACTCGTGCCGCTGGGGAGCCTACCGATGAGCACCTACGAACAACTGCCGGGCCAGCTTGGGCTGTCGCTTCGCCGAGGCGACGAGCTCAGCACGGCCATCGACTTCTCGCCCACGACGATGACCGGCTACACGGTTACGGCCGTGATCACGTCGCTCGTCACCGGCAACACGGTGACAGCCTTCACGACCAGCTTGACAAACGCCGCGGCCGGGATCGTCAACATTGCACTCACTGAGACGCAGACGACGGCTCTGCCGGTCGGTACCTATGGCTGGCGGCTTGAGTGGGACGCACCCGGCAGCGTGCGACGTACGGCCCTACAAGGCCAGGTGGAGGTAGTCGGGTGACGACGACCGCAACCGTCACGAGCAGCCCGATCACGGCCACTGTGTCAGGTGCGTCTGTGTCGGCGGCCGTCACGAGCTCGAGCACCTCGGCCAGCGCGTCAGGTGGCGTCGGGCCTGCAGGTGCGGCAGGCGCGCCGGGTTCGCCCGGAGCCACCGGACCACAAGGCCCAGCGGGAGCCACGGGGCCAGCGGGTGCTGTTGGTGCCGCTGGCTCGCAGGGTGCACCGGGACCGCAGGGGCCGCAAGGTGCCACAGGACCGCAAGGCCCGCAGGGCGACACAGGCGCTCAAGGGCCGCAGGGTGCAACCGGCGCGCAGGGGCCGGCAGGCCCAACCGGTCCGCAAGGGCCAACTGGCGACACGGGGGCCACAGGTCCGCAGGGTGCAACCGGGCCAGCTGGAACGACCTCGTGGAATGGACTCAACGACAAGCCGACCACGTTCACGCCCACCAGCCACGCCAGCAGTCACGCCGCAGCAGGCAGCGACCCACTGACGCTGTCGGCGGCGCAGGTGAGCGGCTTGGCGGCTGTGGCGACGAGCGGCTCGGCAGCGGATCTGTCGGGCACGCTCGCGGATGCAAGACTGAGCGGCAACGTGGTAACGAATGCCACGTTTCTGTCGCGGCTGTCCATGCCGACCACGGCGGTCGAGACGTTCCCGCGAATGGCACTCTCGTTCCTCATCGCTACCAGCGGCAACGTGCTGTATTCGTTTTTTACGCCGTTGACCACGCTGACTGTCTCACAGGTGACTATGCTTTCGGGCGGCACGGCTGCGTCAGGCTTGTCGCTCGCCCGGATGGGGCTGGTGACATACGACGAGGCGACTGGCACTGCCACGCTGGTGGCTAGGGTCGCTTCCGACACCTCGCTCTTTGCGGCGACTCGCACGGCCTATACGAGATCGTTCGATACCGCTGGTGGTTTTCCAGCCACATACACACTGCAGGCTGGCACTCGGTACGGCGTGGCTCTGCTCTGCATCGGCACAACCATGCCGACTATTCAGGGGAACTCGGGCCTTGCCGAGATGTCTGCGCTGACGCCGAGGCTGACGGCAATCCGCACGTCGCAGTCTGACCTGTCCACGGTCACCGCTACAGGCGCACAGTCTCAGGTGCTGTACGCGAGGTTCTCATGATCACTACCTATCTCGGCATCATTGACGGCCTGCGTGTCTGGGAAGTCCGCGACGAGGCTGGCAACCTTGTTGGCATCAATCAACAGGCCGTGGAGCCTGAGTCGCCAGCCGTGCCTGAGAGCGTCTCCGCTCGCCAGATACGCCTGTGGCTTGTCGCTCACGGCCTCAGCATGGCAGCGGTGGACGCAGCCATCGCCGCGATTCCCGACGCACTCCAGCGGGACAGCGTCAGGGTGGAGTGGGAGTACGCACCGTACGTAGAGCGGTCGCACCCGATGCTTGTGCCGCTCGCGGCGGCTCTCGGGCTGACGGAGCAACAGGTCGACCAGGCGTTCGTCGAAGCCAGCCAGCTATGAGGGGCAAATGATCAGACCAGGCGACCTACGCGAGAGGGTGACCGTCCAGGTCGCCAGCGGCACCACCAATGCGCTAGGAGAGACCGTGCTGGCATGGTCCGATTCGTCGGCTGTGTGGGCCAGCGTCGAGGGCGTGTCGGCCCGCGAGGCCCTGTCGGCAGGCCAGCAGGAAACCACCGTAACGCACAGGCTGCGGCTGCGTTACCTGTCCGGGCTCAACAGCCAGATGCGTTTTGCGTGGCGTGGCCGCACGCTGGAGATCGCCAGCCTGCTCGAGCACGGCAACCGCACCGAGCACGAGGCCATTTGCATGGAGCGTCGCAATGGCTGAACAAGTCGGCATCAGAATCACGACGAACATTCCAGGGCTCGAAAGCATCCGCAACGCCTTCATGGCATTGCCGAAGAACCTGGCCGCCAAGCACATGGCCGCCGGACTGCGGCGTGCTGCCGAGAAGGGCGGCACGCTGCAGGCCCTCAAGTCGGCCACGCCACGAGGGCCTACCGGGAACCTGCGGCGGTCGATCGCCGTGAAGAGCAAGCGGTACCCGCGAACCGGTGTCGGTATCGCCATCCTTGGGTTCAAGTCTGGCCGCAAGATGAATGAGCCGTACGACAACACAAAGCTGGGCTATCACCAGGGCCTCGTCGAGTTCGGCACCAAGGAGCGTTTCCGACGCACGCAGGACGGCCGCAGGGTGTCGACCGGAAAAATGTCGGTCGGCGGCTCGTACGGTCGGCCGCCAATCCGGTCGGCATGGGAGCAGACCCGCGAGCGTGTTGAATCGCTGATGGTCGAGGAAATGACCAACGCTTTCGATAAGGCCGCCCGCGAGCTGGCCGACCAGGTCAAGTCACTCCAGGGGCCGTTCTAATGGCTTTGAAATCACCCGAGGCTGTTCTCCGCAATGCCTTGGTGTCGGACACCGACGTACAGGCGTTGATCAGCGGCCGCATCTATCCGCTGCGGTACGTCGGGCCGTCACCGATCCAGTTCCCGCTGATCATCTGGCGGCGTGCTAGGGTGCTGCGGGAAATGACCATGGCCGGCATGCCGAGCGGCCTGCCACGAGTCACGGTCGAGCTCTACGTGTACGGCTCCACTTACGAGGCGGCGCGAGACCTGGCGGATAAGTGCCGCCGCGTTCTGGATGGGTTCGCTGGCAGTTTCGACAATACGGAGGTGCGGCAGTCGCTCCTGATGGACGAGGCCGACGACCTCGTGGAGATCGACGGAGCGGAGAACTCGCTCTATCTGGTCCGGCAAACTTACGACCTCTTTTGGGTGGAGAACTAAAACATGCACGGTCAGGGTACGACGCTCAGCTTCGCCGGCACGAACTACACCGTCACGAATATCACCTACTCGATGACCGACGTATCGGCCGGCGATACGATCGACATCTCGCACCTCGGCCTGTCTGCTGGAAGCTCCGTTCAGACGATGAACCGCCCTCTTAAGGGTTCGGCCACTGACACGGGCCGCGAGGTCAGCATCGAGTACATCGGCACCGCACCGATCACCGACGGCAGCACCGGCACGCTGGCGATCGCTGGCGGCCTGTCGCTCAGTGCTGCTGCCACGGTCAGTTCTTCCAGCGTCACGCTGGCGACGAATGACGCCACGCGAGGCCAGGCTACCTTCCGAGTTGCGCGGGTCTAGTCCGCTACGGAGGCTTCCGTGGCGACATACTCGCAAGGCTGCACGGTGTCGTTCACCGGCGCGACGTTCACGAAGGTGACGGACGTGCAGGTGGACCTTGGCGGCGGCATGCCAATCGGCCGGGACGGTTCTGCATACGCCCAGACCGGCGGCAGCGTCACTGTCGAGGCGCTGGGCGGGTCGTGGACATGGGGAGCTTACGGCTCGTTGGTGATCAGCGGCGGCGGCATTTCCTTGACACGCAATGCAGTCTGTACGGGTGTGTCGTCCACGGCGGCGACTAACGACGTGACCCGTTACAGCGTCACCTTCGAACTCATTGTGTGACCTATGTCATTGACGAAAGAACAGATTCTGGCGGCGGACGACCTGGGCCTCCTCGAGGTCAAGGTCAAGGAGTGGGGCGGCAGCGTGTTTATCCGCGTGATGACCTGCGGCGAGCGAGACAGCTACGAGAACGATTGGGTGGCCAACAAGGGCAAGGGCGTCGAGAACTTCCGCACGAAGTTCCTGGCACGCTGCCTGTGTGACGAGAAGGGCCAGCGGCTGTTCTCCGACGCGGAGGTTGAGCAGCTGGCAAAGAAGTCGGCCAAGGTGATGAGCCGCGTGTGGGCCAAGGCCATGGAGCACAACGCTCTCACCGACAAGGACGTGGAGGAACTCGCAAAAAACTAGCAGTCCGCCCGACGCGTGTTTTTCTGTTTCGTCTGGCGGCACATCTCGGAATGACGGTCAAGCAACTGTGCCAGGAAATGGACAGCCGGGAGTTTGCTGAGTGGATTGCATACCACCGGCACTTCCATCCGCTTCCTGACACATGGCGGCAGACGGGCCTGGTGGCCAGTGCGACGCTCGCGCCGTACTGCCCACGCGGCAGGACGCCGAAGGCGGAGGACTTTGTTCCGGTTGTGAAAGCACCGCAGCACGATCTGCAGATACAGGACGCGTTGGAACAGTTGGCACGAGACTTGGCGGGTGACTAATGGCGACGGTTATCGGACTCGGCGTGCAGTTCTCGGCCAATGCCAATGGCATGACCAAGGGGCTGTCGCAGGTCGACCGTCAACTGCAGAACCTTGGCAAGCAGGCCGCGGCTGCGTCGTCGCTCTTTGACTCGTTCACGGCGGCAAGCGGTGCGGCAGCTGCGGCCCAGCAGCAGGTGGCTACAGACATTGCCTTCCTCGGCAGTGCTCTCAAGACCGGTCAGATTTCTGCCCAAGAGTACGCCGCCGAGTTGCAGGCAATCGTCGGCAGCGCCCAGACGGCGGCGGCGGCGTTTGCCGAAGGAGCACGGATCACAGACCAGGTGGCCACGGCCGAGGAGCGGCGGACTGCTGAGCTCGAGCGGCTGGGCCAGCTGCTCGCGGCCGGAGCGATCAGCGAGGAGACGTACAGCCGTGCGGCGGCAGAGGCCAGCGGTGCCAACGAAGAGGCGGCGAAGGCCGAGACCGACCGGGCAA